ACATTCTGTCCTAACCCCAATAGCAACACTTGTTATCATGTAAGAAGTGACAGCAAGCTAGGTCAACGTATTGCTAATGCACAGGTCATGGTTACCGGGCATGGATATTTTCCGCACTTTGGAATGCCTGATAATCAACAAAAACCCAAAGATAACTTTAGTGAGTTTAATGGCACTGCACCATTAATAGTACAAGGTCCTATTTACAATCCCACTGCACCTCAGCATGATACTAGTGTTATAAAACCGTTAAAAGACTATGCGACCAAGCACGGTAGCGTAATAGATGCATTTATAAACAGCATTCCACCAACTGATAAAGAAGGTATTTTTTATAAATTTGCCAATGCGATGAGCAAAACCGGAGTTTTTGATAGTATTACTAATCAAGGATTCTTTGATTGGCTAGCTGATCCTAAAAATAAGATCAGTAATAACAAACGTATGCACATCGAAGCCATGAGTAAACAGCATCTGGGTGCTCTAGACGGAATATGGCATTTGATGAAGAAGATCCGTCACTTAAAAGATCAACAGCATAGTGCGTTAGAAGCACAGCCCAAGCCGGATATATGGGACACAAATGGTGAGGGCAATGTAAGATATGCCCAACCAGGAAAGCATAAATATGGTAATGTAAAGTTCGTACCTACAAGTTGGACACCTAAATGAGATTAAGACAGTTATTTGAAGCACACCATAAAGCTACTGCGGCATTTTGCTTTGGTCGCTTTAATCCTGCCCATCAAGGGCATGCCAAAGTGTGGGAAGCCGTTGCTCACGCTGGACAACATTGGTATATCGGTACCAATCCAACAACTATCGGTCCTAACGACCCATTACCATTTGATGTTAAACGAGCATGGATGACTGCTATTGACCCGCATGTTAAGGGTCATATCATAGGCGAAAAAAGTGTTGTCACTCTTGCCAGCAAGATATATGAAACAGTAGGCGATAATGCAACTGTCGCTTATATAACAGATGCACAAGATTGGGCATGGAGTGGAAAACTATTGCACGATTATAATGGTAAAGAAGGACCACACGGTTACTATAACTTTGCTAAAATTATACATATAGAAAGTCCTCGAGTAACTAGTGCTACTGATTTGCGAAATGCGGCTCGGGCAGGTGACGAGGAAACATTTTATCGATTAGCCGGAGTTGATCCTCAATTAACAATTCGTGGTAAGACTTATTTTGAAACTGTTGCAGAAGCATGTGGACATCATCCTGAAAAAGTTAAACGTGCTAAGAAAGAAAAAGAATTAGCAGAAAAAAGTACTAGTGAAAAGCAAGCTCGCTTTATGGCAGCGGCCGCCCACGATCCTGCATTTGCCGCACGTACTGGTATTAAGCAAAGCGTGGCTAAAGAATTTAATAAGGCAGATACTGGTACTAAGCAGTTGAGCAATGCCATGAAGCATAAAAAGAAAACAGAAGATTCCTCAGACAATCTAATCAAAGAAACCAATAAAAAAATTAGAGAAAGAAAACGAGCGGTAGCAGAAGGTGCTAAGGCACACGGTTCATTTATAGGTATCGGTGCTGATGTTGATGCAGCCTTACCTGGTGTTTGGGTACAACGACAGTTGCGTAATACTGATCCGTACATGCAATATCGTTATGGCCTAGCTATTGCGGCTGCCCGCGCAGATGCAGCCGGCCATGTAGATTTTGAACAAGAAAGCGGTTGGGCTGAAAACTTAACCATTGTTGGATTTTCTCCAGAAGACGAAGAAGTAGTTAAAATGGCAGATAAATTGATGGGTGTCCAGGGTACACGAGTTGCCGATAATGCTAGTAGGGAATCAAAAGGTACAGAGACCCAAAGCGTAGTTGCCAAACCTAAAAGAAATCGATACGGGATATAACATGCGAGCAAAAGAATTTATCAACGAAGCACAAGAGTTATCCAAGGTAGTTCGGCAGGCTGGTATATATGCCAAACGATATGACAATCTCGATCAATACTATGGCATGTATCGATTGGGGTTGGCTATTGCCGCAGGAGATAGAAACCCACTTGACGGCAAAGGACCTACACGTGATAATCCCACTTTATGGATGTACACACCAGAAGAAGCTGAAATGGTTGCAAAAGCTGAAAAACGTCAAGGTGTAAAAGGCACTACTATCATAGGTGATGGGCAAAGTACTGAATTAGATTCAATCAATAAGAAAAGTCCAACTGCGACTCGTAAAACAAACAAATATGGAATATAAAAAATGGATATCAACAAATATCATCTATCATTAAAAACAGCGTTCGCCAGCGAATTCAGCTTTTATCTAAAAACACACAATTTCCATTGGAATGTCGAAGGGCCGTTATTCGGCCAGCTACACAAATTATTCAAAACCATATACAAAGAAGTGTATGGTGCTATTGATCCGTTTGCTGAACATTTACGTTATCTTGAATTATATGCTCCAGCTAGTCTACACAAGTTTAGTATGTTGACCACAGTAGACGATCAAAATGAAGTGCTGGAATGGAAACAGATGCTAGAAATGTTGCTGGCCGACAGCGAAAAAATGAGTGAGATATTCCGTATCTGTTTTGAAATGGCAGAAGCCAACGGTGATCATGGATTGAGCAATTTTCTAGCTGATCGTCAAGATGCTCACAAGGCACACAGTTGGATGTTGAGATCCAGTTTAAAATGAAACAGTATAGAATCACCACAGAGCATTTAAATCAAGACAGTCCCGACGATTGTTATCTTGCTCCGGACGATCCTATCAATGAATTGAAAGCTATACAACACTTGGCTGGGCTAGGTAGTAGTGCAAGACTACATGAACTACGTGCTAACCAAGGTAGTAACATTAGTGTAACTGGCAGTAATAAAGGTGAACTAATGCGCAAACATAATATTAAACCAGGTACTAAAGAATGGTTCCAATTATGGTTTAGTTTGCCTTATATGACTGGTGAAAAACCTGTAGGAAAATAATATGAAAATGTATGAATTAGACGAAAATTACAATCACGGTCATGCTGATCCACGTGCTCCACAGTTAGGAAGCCACGAAAAACGTGAATTCAAACGTGCTGAATTACAACACGAATTAGGCCACGAAACTAATAATATTGCTATCGATATCAATGGTAAAACTTGGAAAGTAGTACCAGGTAAGGGCTATGCTGATAGTCATGAAGAACGTGCATATCTACGTCATATGCAATCATGGGCTGAAAAGAAATCAGCCAGTTCAGGCAAAAAGTGGACTGTACACTTGACAGGCGCTGAGCCAACCAATGAAGGCGCACAAAACGCCGCTATCGCCATCGCCAAAAGAGAGTCAGGAAAGTACACCAAAGACGGTAAGCGTATCAAAGAATCAGCCACAGTAGGTGCTACCAGCAGTGCAAATATTGCTACAGTAGCTAATCCGGACCAAGCGTATAACAAAAAATCAGTAAAAAGCGTAAGTGCGCTAGATCAAGACGAAGTTAGCTTGTTCGGTGCACCTATGGAAACAGTTAAAAATACAGCGGGTAAAAAAGCCGCTATCATCAAAAGACGATAAATATAATAAGATAAACGGAGTATACTCATGCCATTAGAATTAGACCAACCAACACCAGATATGTCACAATCAGCCGACCAGCCAATCGGCGCACACGGTCAAATAGATCGAGAAGGCGAAATGGCCAAGCAAGATCTAGAAAAAATCTCAGGATATGCACAAAAGCTAGATGATAGATTACAAGATACTGATCAGCTAGAAGCTTGGGTACAGAAGAAGATTGCTGTGGCTGCTGAAAACCTAGCTTCAGTATATCACTATCTAGCTTATGAAATGACAGTTAATGAATACGCTGAGTACTTGAGAAAAAATGGTCTACTAAGTGAAGGCACGAATCATCCAGCTGTACGTAAGTTGATGGAAGCAAAAGCCAAGATCAAAGAACTTAAGAAAGCACAAGTTGAAAAGCAAGCTGATAAGAAAGTTGCTGAAGGTATTCTAAGTGGTGGTGAGCGTCCTTGTACAGAATGTGGCGGAACAGGTATGGTTTATGAAGAGCCAAAAGCGATTCCAGATCATGTTAAAGGTAAAGTTGGCAAGTATAATACAATGGTTAAGGCTACTAGAGCCGCTCACAAGCGTATGGAAGAAGAAGGTGAGATGGACGAAGACTTCGGTAGTAGCGACAAAGAAATGAAAGTCGGCGATAAGAAAAAGACTCGTACTGGTGAATTAACAAAAACATCAACAGGTGTTGTTCATAAGAATACTAGCTATCATGACGATGGCGAAGCTGAAGAAAAATCAGGTAAGGGCATTAAGAGCCACGCTAAGTCACAATCAGCCGCAGAAAAGAAAGAAAAAGCTCCAGCACAGAAAAAGTCTAAGACCGGTACTTGGGGAATGGAAAACGGCGAGAAGTTTGACAACCGTAAGAAAGAAAAAGAAGTTGATGAAACTTACGGCCGCGGTGTTTATGAAGCTAAAGGTAAATGTTGCTGTGAAGAAAAAGGCAAAGCTAAATGTCCTGTACATGGTAAGGTTGCAGAATCATCTAAACCAAGTGCAGGATTGAGTGCCGCTAAGAAATCAGCTACAGTTAAGAAAGCTAAAGCAGGTGGCGATATTGGCAAGCCAGGTAAGGGTTTTAAGAAAGTAGCTGACAAGGCCGCTAAGGAATATGGTAGCAAGGAAGCAGGTGAAAAAGTAGCCGCTGCCGCTATGTGGAAAAACATCAAAGAAACTACCGCTTACATGGCAGAAAAGAAAGCCGCTGGTAAGAAACCAGAGTGGTTAGAAAAAGCAGAAGTTAAATCAGAAATTAAATCAGGACAAAAAGTTAGTCCGGCAGAAGAAAAGAAAGTTGGCATTAAGAAAGAGTCGACTGATCTTACACGTATGCAAGATCAACTAGCACGTTTAAATCGTAGCGAAACTACAACTCCAATCAATGAAAGTAGTGAAGTAAATCGTATCCGTGCATTAGCTAATATGCTTAAAGGCTAATACTATGGATTTGACAGTAAACGGTTTACATCTATCTGAAGCTATTCTACAAGAGTTTAGCCTAGGCGGCAATGATCAAGACCAACCCCAAGTGAAGGCGTTGAATCAGTTCTTGTTAACTGCCAAAGAGCCGTGGGACAAGAACTTATATCAGTGGCGTCTCGATCGGTTAAAAGATCAAATTTCAATGGCTGGAGAACCCGGTGCTGGAAATGGGGCTCCAGTCGATAGTAAAGGCAATTACATTCAAGTGTTACCTAATAGTGAATGGCTTAAAAAGAATACAAGTCTTATCAAAGAGATACCTAATGATTGTTTACCTCCAGAAATGCGTAAACCAAATATGATGGATAAGGTCAAAGGCGTATTCGGAATGAACGAAGGTGCTGTTGGTGAGTTCGGTGATCCTAGACAACAAGCAGAACAATTCCTACGATTCAGTTCTGGATTATATGACTCTAGTAAATTGCCAAAAGATATGGTAATTACTCCTACATTAAAATTGGCTCCTACAGCAACACCTTTCAAACAAGATGTAGATATGAACGACTGGATCATGTCTAATTTAAAAGCGGCCAACGAAAAGTTACCTAAAGAATTACAAGTTACTGATGATAAATTGAGCCAGATAGGCGGTCTTAGTACATATGTACCACACGCTGATGCTTCGAATTTATCAAACTTACAAGCCCAACTTGCTAGTGCTAAAAGCAAAGGCTACGGTCCTGAAGTAACTGATACACTACAAGCACAGATTGATTCAATATCTCCACAAGATACAGATACTACATCTCCTCAGCCTTTACCCCAATCAATCGATCCGAATAATACACCAGATACTATTAGTAACGCTACTAATTCTGAGTCATATAATGCAGTTAACGAAAGTTTGGATCGAATCAAATCTTTAACAAGCCGTGTATTAAGAGGTTAATACAATGGACATGAAACGTATTCTGCAAGCTATGGATGGAGTTACTAGCAAGCCTGCAGAGGGTGTTGACAGCATGGCCAAGTTTCTTCGTACAGTTACTGAAGCCGAAATAAATCCCCCGACTGCTCAAATACCTGCAATGCCAGATATTACAGGATTGCAAGCTGGTCAACCTAAAGATATGGGCGATGGATCAAAAGTTACAGTCAATGCAGATGGGACTGTGTCATACCAAGGCGGTTGGGGCACTTATGTTTATAATGCTCAAGGTCAACATATTAAAACACAAAGTCCGTCAATGGCTGGTTATAGTCAAGAAACAGATCCAACAGGAAATGTAACTCAACAAAACTACAATCAGGGTCCTATGAATATCCAGAAAGGGCCACAGGGTACTACTGCTAATTATCAATTAGGTGCAGACAAATTACAAACATCTGTACAAGAAGGCATAGATAAGTTTTTGTCCATTGTAAAAAAGAATGATGTTAGTATTCTTAATGAAGGATCAAACCCACATAAAGTAGCATTGCCTGTACAAATGGCCATGCAACATTATCAACAAGCCGAATTGACTACTAATAACGAACCTAGTCTACTTAAAAAATATTTTCACAAAGTAGAAGAAGAAGTTGTAGAAGAAAAAAATTCTAAAACTCAATTAATTCATCAATATGCTAGCACTATTGCTAAACGTGTGTTAATGAAAGAAAATACTGTTCCCGGGCACAGCATAGGGTTTGAACCAGGGCCGGGTCCTGGTATGGGCGACTACGAAGTAGATGAAATGTCTACATGGCTTAAGAATGATCCGGATGGACATACTTTAATACCACACGGAGGCATGGGGTCAGGCAAAGAAGAGACTTGGAAAATTGTAAGTACTAAAAAACTACAACAGGTTATCGATATGATCAATTCTGGAAATTATTCCGGTGCAGAACATACACTATATAAAAATGGTTACCTTGAAGGTGCTATAAAAGCACTAGCTCGTTACGAAGAATTTAAAATTAAACAAGGGAAGCGTCCAATTGCCAAGGGTAAAGAAATTGACCTCGGCGAAGGTCCATTTGGAAAAGTTATTAGCAAATATATAGCTAAGGGATTACCTAGTGAAGTTAAACTAAGTGGCGGACTGTACAATAATCGAGATCAAAAGGTATTCCAACAATTTGGAGTATTTCCTGATGAAAAAGCCGCCGAAGAATTTATCAGAAGAAATAATATACAAGACCCGATGATCGATCCGATTAAAAAAACTCCAGTTGATCCACAACTTAAATTAAAATTTGAAGAACTGCTCTCTAAATTTTAATCAACCAAATCCAACATAAACGCTTGACAATTTATTATATATAATATATAATAGGCATGTAACTTAGGAGATTTAAATGTCAGGTCGAAATTATGGTCCAGAAGAAAAGGCAAAACTAGAAAGATTAATCAGCGAAGGATCAACTGTTCTTCGTGAAATTGAAGATTTAAATGAAGGCTTGAAAGATACAGTTAAGGCAGTAGCAGAAGAATTGCAAATTAAGCCAAGTGTTATTAACCGTGCAATTAAGATTGCACATAAAGGCGATTGGTCGGCTCATAATGAAGATTGGGCAGAAATTGAAGCTATTTTAGATATCACTAAAAAGATCTAATAAGTAGTATATAGAAAGGTCAGCGGGCCATAATCCGCATGAAGGTATTTGTCAGCCTCAAATGATAAAGGAGAAGAAAATTTATGTCTTATGTAGACGCATGGTTTGACCGCGAAAACGATGTCATCAAGATCGTTGAACGCAATAAAAAAGGTGAAAGGGAATTTAGAAACATTCCTGTACGCCACACATTTTATGTAAAAGACCCTAAGGGTAAACATCAATCAATTTATGGAGATCCTGTACAACGGATCGTCTGTAAAAATACTAAAGAACTTCGTAAAGAACAAGCAATCAATTCAGGTAAGCAGTTATTTGAATCAGACATCAATCCAATCTTTGTAACCTTAAGTGAAAACTACTTAAATGCAGATGCTCCTAAATTAAACGTAGCATTTTTCGATATTGAGGTAGACTTCGATCCAGAACGTGGCTATGCTAGTCCAGATGATGCGTTCATGCCCATTACTGCTATCGCTGTTTACCTACAATGGATGGAAACAATGGTATGTCTAGCAGTTCCTCCAAAGACTATTACCATGGAAACTGCTTTAGAACAAGTTAAAGACTTTCCAAACACTATGCTGTATAAGACCGAAGCAGAAATGCTAGACGTCTTTTTAGATCTTATCAAAGATGCAGATATTCTAAGTGGTTGGAATTCAGAAGGATTTGATATACCTTACACAACTAATCGTGTTACTAAAGTATTAAGCAAAGAAGATACTCGACGCTTCTGTTTGTTTGATCAATTCCCTAAACGCAGAGAATATGAAAAGTTTGGTCGTGA